TGGGTTCCGTGGCGAACACAATTGTCACACAAACACCATACCTCTATCAAGAGAATACCTTTTCTTTCGATGAAAATCTCTTTGAAATTTCTTTGGATGGCAATATGGAAATCCGAGGGTATTTTCAAACTCCCAAATACTTCAACCATGTCGAAGATGAAATCAAAGGTGATTTTCAATTTGTAGATCCGATTATTGATTGGGCAATTACCAAAATTCCGAAAGACGAGAAGACGGTATCTGTTCATGTCCGCAGAGGAGACTATGTGAATATCTCGAAATATCACCACAATCAAACGATTTCATATTACGAAGAGGCAATAGAACATTTCAATGATCATCGACCCATTGTCTTTTCTGATGATATCGAGTGGTGTAAGATTCACTTATCCCATCTCCCAAACAACCCAGTGTTTATTGAAGATAATAAATATGATATAAATCTAGAAGCACGAAAAAAATCAGATGTAAGTGGTTACGTTGATATGTGTGCTATGGGGATGTGTGATGCACACATAATTACTAATAGCAGTTTTAGTTGGTGGGGTGCTTATCTTGGTGGTGGTACAACGGTTGCCCCAAAAACATGGTTTGGTCCAGAAGGACCACAAGATTGGCATGATGTATACAAAAAAGAATGGATTATAGTATGAGAAAAAATAAGTACGGTGTTTTTTATACTTGTTACACAGAAAACAAAGCAGTAGAGTATTCTCTGCAAGAATTATTCAAAGTCTATCCAGATATTCCTGTGTATTTGGTTTCTGATGGCGGATCCAACTTTGATTACTTAAAAGAGATGTTTCCAGACAACAATATAAATACTTTATTGGAACATGATAGTCGAGGAAAACTAAATCTAATTCAAGAACACAACTACCTAGAAGAAGATAATCTGAAGGCATCTGTAGATAGTATCACTACCTTTTTAGATAGAGTAGAGAGAGCGATTGAGTATTGTGATTGCGATTTTCTCTTAGTCTTGGAACCTGACGTATTAGTTAGAGGTGAGTTTTCCATTCCGGAAGGTGTCAAACTATTAGGATCAAGAATAAATAATGGATTGAGTAAACAATTAGGACAGTATTTAGAAACTTTTGATAAGGGAATTCCCGTCAGTGAGTGGGGAGTAACTCCTGCTTTATTCTGTTCAAATTCTTTCTTAGAAGCATTTGACATTATCAAGAATGATGATACAATAGTACCAATGATGTGTAAGTTAGAGAGACGAGTTCCTTTCTATGATGTATTATTTGCCGTCTTGTTTGGATTGATTGGAATTGAGGAAACAATTAATCCTGAAATAGTTGAGTGTCTCAGAAATGCAAATTGGAGATCAACTCAACATCCTCTTGTTCACCAGTATAGAGAATATTATCCCCTCAGCACAGAGGGGTACAACAGCACGAATGGTCAGAGAGATCATTTAATAACACAATCTAAAGGAGTTTGAAATGAATGTTGGTTTTATGGGTTTGGGTAAGTTGGGTCTTCCTTGTGCATTAGCGATTGAGGAAAAAGGACACTATGTGTGTGGTTATGATGTTGATGATGGTGTAAAAACTATTTTGGAAAGTAAAAAACTTCCTTATCGTGAAGAGGGTGCGCCCGAAAAGTTGGAAAACCATAATATTGATTTCACAGATATCGATGAGATGGTGAAAAAAAGTGATATTATTTTTGTACCAATTCAAACACCACACGAAAAACAATACGAAGGAACAACTCGTCTTCCAGATGAAAGGGTAGACTTTAACTATGATTGGTTAAAGTCAGGTCTAAAGACTCTATCTGATTCAATTGATTCCAATGGTGAGGACAAAATTGTTGTTATTATTTCTACAGTTCTTCCCGGAACCGTGCGAAAGGAAATTAAACCATTCCTCAGCGACCACATTAAGTTGTGTTACAACCCGTTCTTTATTGCAATGGGAACCACTATTAATGATTTTATCAATCCAGAATTCGTATTGCTTGGTGTCGATGATAAGGAAGCAGTAGAAACGGTCAAAGATTTTTACGCTACCATCCATGATCGTCCAGTGTATGAATGTTCCATCGAAGAAGCAGAGATGATCAAGGTTTCATATAACACATATATCACAATGAAGATTAATCTTGCCAATGTTATTATGGAAGCGGCACATAAACTTGATAATGTCAACTGTGACAATGTGATGAAGGGCATGTTCCTTGCTAACGAAAGACTTATTAGCACGAAGTATCTTCTTGGTGGAATGGGTGATGGGGGCGGATGTCATCCAAGAGATAATATTGCACTGTCGTGGATGGCAAGAGAATTGGATCTTAGTCACGACTGGTATGAAAGTATGATGATTTGTCGAGAAAAACAGACAGAGTGGTTAGGGGATCTTCTTCTCGACAAGGCAAAAGAAACTGGACTCGAACCAATTATTCTTGGTAAATGTTTCAAGAAAGAAACAAATCTCACAGTTGGTAGTCCATCAATTCTCATGAAGAACATCATCAATGAACAGGGTGTTGACGTTCTAATGTACGATCCTTGGATTGATGATTGCGATCCTCCACTTACAGAAAAAGCAGTGTTCTTTATTGGAACCAATCATGACAAGTTTACTGAATATGTTTTCCCAGAAGGATCAGTTGTAATTGATCCTTGGAGAATGATGCCAGAGCAAAATGGAGTAGAACTTATTCGTATTGGAGACACTTCGACTTCTGTGTCAAATATTGAGGTTTCTTGATGAATATGACAATTGATGATGTAAAGAGTTATTGGAATAACCAACCCTGTAATGTCAAACACTCGGATAAAGAAGTTGGTACTTTTGAATATTTTGAAGAAGTTTCAGCAAAGAGATATACTGCTGAACCTCATATTTCAGAGTTTGCCAAATTTAATGATTGTGAAGGCAAAGACGTATTGGAAATTGGTTGCGGTATAGGAACAGATGGTGTCGAATTTTTGAAGTCTGGTGCAAACTATACAGCGACAGAACTTTCAGAAAAAAGTGCGGATATCGCCAGAAAAAGATTTGATGTTTATGGTTATGATGTAGACGTTCATGTAGGCAATTCAGAAAATTTATGCGACTTTCTCCCCGAAAAGCAATATGATGTTATTTACTCGTTTGGTGTTATTCACCACACTCCAAACCCCGACAAAGTATTTTCTAAAATTAAAAAATACCTCAAGGACGATGGTGTGTTAAGAATTATGTTGTATGCAAAAGACTCTTGGAAAGGTTACATGATTGATGAAGGATTGGACCAACCCGAAGCACAATATGGGTGTCCGATTGCAAACATGTATACGAAAGAAGAGGTAGTAAATCTTCTATCAGACTATGATGTTACTTCTATTAAACAGGATCATATTTTTACATACAAAATTGCTGAGTATAAACAAGGACTTTTTGTAAAAGAACCGTGGTTTGAAAGTATGAATGACAAAGTATTCTCTGCCATGAAAAAACATCTTGGGTGGCATCTACTTATAGAGGCAAAATTAAAGTGAATGATATTTCAAAATGGATTAAAAACTATTGTGAGCAGTACGGAATCAAGAGTTTAATCATTGGGGTATCGGGTGGAATTGACTCCGCTCTTACCTCAACACTATGTGCTTTGACAGACCTTGAAACAATTCTTCTTACCATGCCTATTCACCAGTCACCTGATCAACATCTTCGTGGGTTGCGTCATATTGACTGGTTAAAAGATAATCACTCAAATGTTTCCCATAGAGATATTGATCTTACTTCTCTCTATGACACTTTCGTTTCTGGATTGGAAGATGATGAAAAGGATACGCTTGCTTTAGCAAACACAAGAGCAAGACTTCGCATGACTACGCTGTATCAGATTGCACAAGTACATGGTGGTATCGTAGTTGGAACAGGAAACAAGGTAGAAGACTTTGGTGTTGGATTCTTTACCAAGTACGGAGATGGTGGAGTTGACATTTCACCGATTGCAGATCTTACTAAAACAGAAGTTCGTGAGATGGCAAAAGAACTTGGTGTTTGTGAAGAAATTCTAGTTGCTCCACCAACTGATGGGTTGTGGGATGATGGTAGAACTGATGAAGATCAGATTGGTGCCACTTATGAGGAACTGGAATGGGCAATGGATTATTCTGACGTATCCCGACCGAAAGAATTTCTCCGTATGTTTGGAGTGAATACAGATGGATCTAATATAACAGACAGACAAAAAGAAGTTGTAGAAATTTACAACAGATTACACAATCAAAACAGACACAAAATGATTCCAATTCCAGTGTACAAGAAAGGTTAATATGAAAAACGTAGTCAGTATATTTGCAGGACATGACTCTAATGTGACATTCTATAATTCAAAGACAGGTTCTTATCATGTCATTGAGTTAGAACGCTTAGTAAAAAAAAGATATTTCAGACTTCATGTTGATAATACTCCAGATGAAATAGTAGATATTCTTACGCAGTGTCAAGAGATTGCTGAAAAGTATTGGGGTATTGAAAATGATTACTCTGCCGTGCTTATTGTTACCGATGGGTGGTTGGAACCTGAACTACTCGAACGAGTTTTCAATACAGACCATGTTTGGAGATATGCTCAACACCATCACGCTCACGCCGCCGGTGCTTTCTATATGTCACCATTCGATGAGTCTTTAATCATATCGTATGATGGGGGAGGAGATGACGGTCATTTCAATATTTACACAGGTGGACAAAATGGAGTTCAACTGGTTGAGAGTGTTGAGTCTGACTTTGGTGGGGGTTATCTTCTATGTGGGTCCACGATAAGAGAAATTACTGAGAAGTCAAGAAACCCGCTGGCAATAGCAGGAAAGTTAATGGGTCTTTGTGCTTATGGATCACCCAAAGAAGAGTGGGTACAGTCTTTTTCTAATATTTTCTTTGATCGAAACTATAAGAAATTATCTGAAGAAACTAACTTAAATTTTAAAAACGCAGATGCCCCTTGGAATAATCCATTAGACAACTGGTCATATGAAGGTGAACCTGCCTATGATATCGCTGCAACTGCACAAGAAGCATTTAAAAGATCTTTCTTTGATGTCATCGATAAGTATATGAAACAATTTCCAGATCTTCCTGTTTGTATAACAGGGGGCGCTGGTCTTAATGTTCTAGTCAACGAGGAAATGAAACGACGATATGATAGAGAAATTTATATTCCACCGAATCCCAATGATTGTGGTTTGTCTGTTGGTAATTTGTTTCTCTATACAAGACCATCTAAGAGTGTCGATGTAACATATAACGGACTGCCACTATTAGACAGAGATAAGTTAGACGAATATGTTGTAGAACGAGAAGCAAGAAAAACGACAACAGCAGAAATAGCGTCTCTAATTAAAGATGGTAAAATTATTGGTCTCGTTTATGGAGACTCTGAAGTTGGTCCCCGTGCATTAGGAAACAGATCAATCGTGTGTGATCCATCTATACTTGACATGAAAGATATACTAAACTCTAAAGTAAAGTTTAGAGAGTGGTATAGACCATTCGCTCCTTTCTGCAAAAAAGAAGATGCTTCCACTTACTTCGACTCTCCTACTTTCGATAATCTAGAGTATATGAGTTATGCACCTCTTGTGAAGGAGGAGTATAAAGAAAAACTTCCATCTGTCACACACGTTGACGGTTCCTCCCGACTACAAACAGTGACTGAGGAATCACATAAGGGATTCTATGATCTACTTACAGAGTTCGGCAAACTATCAGACACTAATGTCCTCATAAATACATCTTTTAATATTAGAGGATATCCAATTCTCTCTACAATCGAAGATGCATTACATGTCCTAGATAATACTGAGATAGATTATGTTGTAGTCGAAGACTATATTTTTAGTAAGAATGTTTTTAGCAAAGGATTGGAATGAGTGTAACCTTATATTATGTTGTCGGTGGTAACGACTGTCACTATGAAAATCTAAGACTATCTGTTAACAGTGTGAGAAAACTAACAGACACCCCGATCAAAATTTTTGATTTTTCAAACAAATGGGATCATGACTTCACGAACTTAGAAGTCGTTGATATTTCAGACGAGATAAACTTCTCCAAAAGAAAAATTGGATATCAATTCTGGAGGCAGAAGTATGTTCGTGCGTTGGACATTGACACCGATTATGGAATGTATGTTGATACAGATACCGTAATGGTCAATGACAACCTAGATCAACTTTGTGGGTTTATTGGGGATGAGATTGGATCCGCGAGACATTGGTGGGTTCCTAACTTTGAACATTTTAGAGCAAAGGGTGTTCCTCCACAAAACGTCTCAAACTACGAGGCAGTTCGCAAGCACTTAAAAATCGATGACCTTGATCCGTTTTATGCCGGGGGAGTTTTCCTTTTCAGAAACAATGACACAAACACAAAGTTAATGCAGAAAGTTATTGATGTTTATGATGAGATTTATACCGAAGACTCAGAGTACATTAGTGGAATAACAGACGAAGTTTTCTTTAGTGGAGTATGTCGAGATGTTATTGATCTTGGAGGTGCTTTAAACCATTGTTGTATGGGTGATGAACACATGGACCTTGATATCGTAAATGGTACGTTTGTTGGTAAAAATAAATACGAACCAGTTCCTAAACCTATTACATTTTTTCACTGTGATATCAGTAGGAGAGATCCGTCAGAAAATTACACCGGAGAAATGCAAGATAGAATAAGGGAACTCTACGATGGTTGCCTTTCATAATTTCATAGATCATTCTATAGTACAACAGGGGGATCATTTTCCCGACCCACCGGAACTTGATGTTCTGGTGGACTGTTCTACTATTAAAGATGATGGTTTTAATAAAGAAACTACAATTGGTTGGATTGTCGAAAGTCCTGCCATATTAGAAGCATATGCACCGGGATTCCAGCGTGTGTTAAAAGAACGATTGGAAAGTGGTACATGTAATTTCAAAAAGTTGTACACATATGATCCATCCTACAAGGGACTTCCTAATGTGTTCATGCTTGATTATTGTCCTGCGTCAACTTGGATCGAAGAAGAAAATAGAAAGATACACCCCAAATCAAAATTGGTTTCTTTTATTTCTTCCAGTAAAACTATGACTCCAATGCAAAGAGATAGGACAGAACTACTAAGAAGATTTATACACGACAATAATGTAGATGTGTACGGAAGAAACGTAAATCCAATAGAAAAGAAGTCTGACGCACTACGAGACTACTGCTTTTCCTTTGCCGTTGAAAATTGTTGTTCGTCTGGATACTGGACAGAAAAAATCTTAGATTGTTTTATTACAGGGACAGTTCCAATTTACATAGGGGATCCTGATATTCATAAGGTCTTTGATCTTCGGGGTGTTATAAAATTTAACCCAAATGAAGATTTTAACTTGTCTTTTGAGAGATATTATGATATGATGCCCTATGTACAAAAGAACTACGAAACCGCAATACACATCAAGAATGAATTTAGACATCAAATTCCAATCTTGATTGAGGATTACTTACATGATTGATCTCCCCCTTACTTTTATAATACCATACAAAAAAGATTGCGATGATAGGCAGAGAAATCTTTCCGTTGTTGTTCGGTATCTCTTGCACAACTACAACTCGAATGTAATTGTGCTGGAAGCAGACCAAGAAAAAACAATTGATAAGATTTTACCAGAGGATGATCGTCTTACTTGTATGTTCGAGTATTTACCAGAGGGTGCAGTTTTTCATCGAACAAAATATCTAAATATGATGCTCGATCAGGTCACAACGCCACTTGTGGCAAATTATGATGTGGATGTTATGTTTGATCCGAGTACAATAGACAAAGCATGTTGTTTGATTCTAAATAATAAAGCAGACGTTGTTTATCCTTTTGGTGAACTAAAACAAGATCAACTAAGATTATTTCTTCCTTCCACGTTCGACGAAAATTATATGATTAATCGTAAGTTATACGAACATCCTCGTCTTCTTCTTGATGGCATGAGAGAATACTTTGATGGCGAACTTCCAGTTGTTGATAACCCACATGAAAATTTAAAAAATGTTCAACGTAATAAAAATGAAAATCCTTTTTTTATGTCAGAACACGATTACCAACCGAAATGTGATTTCCCAAATCATGGCATTGGTGGTTGGACAACCCTTGCGGGACACTGTATAATTTTTAGAACAAAAACTTATTTCGATGGATTCATGGAAAACGAAGAGTTTATAGGATGGGGACCAGAAGACGCAGAGCGACTAAAAAGATTCCGTATGCTTGGGTACAATGTCGTACACCTCGAAGGGAACCTCGTATTTCATTTAGAACATAGAAATCCTCTAGTATCAACAGAATTTAATCCGAACGCCAATAAAAATGAATTGCTGTGGCGAAATACATTTGATCCATGTAACACACAAGAAGAATATGAAAAAATATACTCGTCATATGATTACTACAACAAGTATAGTCACAAAGAAAAGGAACTAGCGTGAAAAAGAAAATAGCAATAATTGGACCGGGCATCATGCCCATCCCACCGGACGGGTGGGGAGCAGTTGAAATATTAGTCTGGAGACACAAGTGTTCTTTAGAGAAGTTAGGTCATGAAGTTACCATATACAACACAAAAGATCTACACGCTGTTGCAAATCATATCAATGCATCTGATTATGATTTTGTACACAACCAGTATGATGAGTTTGCAGGGTTCCTATCACAAGCATTACAAGTTCCTTTCTGTACGACCACACACTTTGGTTATATCATGAGAGAACATCTCTGGGGTCATGGGTATGCTCATAGCGTTTTCCCACAAACTCTAATGAGTCCATCCATTCTTGCACTTTCTGAAGGTATCAAAGACATGTATCTTTCCAAAGGATATACTGGTAAAATTGATTACTTAAGAAATGGGGCAGAGGTTGGTGAATTTAAGTTCAAGGAAAACGGTAACGGTAAGGCAGTTGTTGTTGGTAAGATTGAAGACAGGAAACGACAAAGAGATATTGCGGTTGCTTGTGGTGGGAAAGCAAATGTTGATTTTGTTGGTCCATCAATTGATCCACAATACAAAGACACAGAAACATGCAAGCACATTGGTCACTGGTCTAAACCCGAGTTATATGAAAATCTTTCAGACTATTCAACACTTGTTCTTTTCAGCGATGGCGAAGCAGCACCTCTTGTAGTTCCCGAGGCACTTGCAGCAGGATTGAGTGTTGTTGTGAGTGAGTGTGCTTCTGCTAATATTGATAGAGAACTTCCTTTTGTTACTGTTGTTCCTGATGATGTTATTCAAGAGAATCTTCCCGATGTGATTAATGAGTCTTGCGAAAACAATCATCAATACAGAAAAGACATTAGGAAGTTAGCAGAAGATCATTACGATTGGGATGTGATCATGGAAGAGTATGTTGAGAAGATTGGAGTAACGATATGATTGGTTGGTTAGTAATTGGCACTGCTAAGTATTTTGAACTTGGCGTAAACTGTCTTCAAAGTATTAAAGATAATTACAAAGGTGAACACGAATCACAATATTTTCTTTTCACTGATAGGGCACATGAACTATCAGATGAACTGGATTGGATCACTACGATTGATATCAATCATATTCCTTTCCCTTATATTTCAATGGCAAGATATGCTCACTTTATAGACAGACAGCATCTTTTCTCTGATTGTGATTATTTGTACTACAGAGATGCCGATAGTTTGTTTGTTGATGTCGGTGATGAGATTCTGAGCAAGAGGACAACCGTTCTCCATCCAAGTTACTACATGAACGAACCCGACACGCACCCATATGATAGAAATCCAAATTGCAACGCATATATTCCTTTTGGTAGTGGTAAGCAGTATTACCAAAACTGTTTTCAGGGTGGAGAAAAAGAAGAATTTTTAAAGATGTCATTACTCCTCCGTGATAGGACACAAGAAGATCTTTCAAATAATATCATTCCTCTCTGGCACGACGAAAGTCACATGAATAAATACATGAGTGACAACCCCCCGACCCTTGTGTTGGATTCCGGTTATGCATTCCCAGAAGGATGGGATCTTCCTTTTGAACAAAAGATCCTTAGTACAGACAAAAATAATATTGAAATTAGGAAATAAAATGAGTAGACCAACTGTTACTTTGTGTATGATTGTGAAGGATGAAGAACATATCATCCATGAATGTCTTGATTCGATGATACCTTATATTGATCGATACGACATCACCGACACCGGATCCACCGATAGAACTAAAGAAATAATTCGTGAATGGGGTAAGAAGAACAACATTCCCGGTGAAGTATATGATGCACCTTGGCAGGGTTTCGGTAAGTCAAGATCTGTTTCTCTTCGTAATGCGGACAAGGGCGGTGCAGATTACTCTTGGGTTATTGATGCTGATGATCAAGTCATGGGTAAGTTTGTCTATCCCCAAGAATTCGGAGATCATGCTGCGTATACATTGAAAATTAACAGAGGAGATTTTGAGTGGTGGAGAAATCAAATCTTCAAGAACAATATGGGATGGGAGTATGTTGGAGTTATTCATGAATATGCAAACTGTCCAGATTTAGAGAAAAGCGGTTTACCTGTTGCTAGACTTCAGGGAAATTATGCCATTGATGCTCGAACGCTAGGAAATCGAACCAAAGAATTTGATGTTGAATTGGAAGAAGGACAAGAGGAAGAACCCGGAAAGGAAGCATGGAGAAAGAAATATCTTCATGATGCCGAAACTCTCTTAGACTGCCTAACAAATCCCGATAACGAAAACTACGAACCAGACAACCACCGTTATCTTTTTTACCTAGCACAATCATACTTTGATGGTGGAGATTTTACTAAAGCGAAAGAGTGGTATGAGAAACGAGCAGAAAAAGGTGGATGGGAAGAAGAACAATGGTACTCTGTTCTTCGTGTTGCTATGTGCATGACAAACCTTGGTGAAAAATGGCAGGACACACAAGATGTATTTCTTCAGTCGTATAACATACGACCAACGCGAGTAGAGTCTTTGTTTAATCTTGCAAGAATTCATCGATTAAATGGTAATCCTAAACTTGGATATCTCTTCGCTAAGATGGGATGTCAAATACCACTTCCTCCCAATGATGTTCTTTTTGTTGCAAAAGACATCTATGATTGGCAAATCTGGGACGAGTTAGCGTCAACTGCTTGGTATACTGGTGACATGCAGGCGGGTCTTGCTGCATCGAACAAACTTCTTACGGATAAACTGTACCCAGAAGAACATCATGAAAGAATTTTAAACAACTGGAAACAGTACGTTGCTTGGCAGGAACAGCAAGAAAAAGAACAAAAAGCAGCACAGGCAGAGCAAATGAAGCAAAATATCCTCAAGGAAGAATTGGATCGTCAAGAAACTCTCAAAAGAAAAGAAAATTCAAAAAATCGGGAACAACAAAAGAAGATAAATAAGAGGAGACAGAAGCAAAAATTAGCGAGTAAGTCTCGTAAAGCATCGAGGAGATGATATATGGCATCCGGTAGATATGATATAACTGCGGAACAAGGAGTTACTTTTAAACTTCACCTTCGCTATAAAGACCACCAAAATGTAAATGTAGATCTTGATCCAGATCTTGGTTGGACAGGAAGAATGCAAGTTAGAAGATCGGGTGTAGACTCTGATTTAATTTTACATGTAACAACAACAGGAGTAACTGGTGGAGGATCTACTGGTGAATTTACTGCTGGATCAGGGGTGACCGGAAACGGTGGCATAACAATGAATGCATCTGCAACAGGTGGAACGGGTCATAGTGGCGGAGTCCTTATTGGCATTGACGCAGAAAGTATGTCTAATGTTCCAAAGGGAAACCACTTTTATGATCTTGAAATCGTAAAAGGTGATACTGTTACACGATTGATCGAAGGAAGATTTTCAGTAGACAGAGAAATCACTAGATGACTAATAAAATAACAATTTCCAGAGATGATCTACCAAAAAAGGTAGAAGTAACTGCAATACCGAACAATATTACAGTTACGGATTCAAGTGCCAAGACTAATATTGTTGAGGTTGCTCAGGGAATTGTTGCAGGAGGTGGTGAGGGTCCAGCAGGACCACAAGGAGATCCCGGAACCGATGGAACCGATGGAACCACTGGAACAACAGGCAATACTGGTGCAACTGGTGCAACTGGTGCAACTGGTAAAACTGGTGCTGATGGAACTACAGGAACCACCGGTAACACCGGTAACACTGGAACCAGCATAACGTCAGCGACTCTTTCCCCCGCAGTAAATGGCGGTCAAACTTTAGCATTTATACTCGAAACTGTTAATGGAGTTACAACAGGAATAACCGCTGGGTTTATTCTTTCTGGTGGTGGTACTGGTGCAACTGGTGCAACGGGACTCCCTGTTGGGGTTCGATATCAGGTAACTACCACCACCGGCGAGGTTTCAACTAGCGGAGATCCCGGTAAGGTATTCTTTAAAGATGACCTTTCACTCGTAAAAATTACTAGTAGGGATATTGACAACAGTGATACCTCCATCATCACAAACCTTAATCAAAATTCTTTCTTCATTTTCACCAATGATGACTATAGTAAAGAAAGAATATTTAGAACTAATATAAATGCATTTCAAAGTCCCGGTGGTTCCCAAAGCGTATTCTCGTATACCAATATTACATACGTCAAACAAGCAGGAGGTGTTTTTGCTGATGATGAATTTGTGACTGTTATGCGGTTTACCGCCGGAGGCACGGGTGGAGATGGTGATGGTATTACTAATCCAAGACTCATTGGCGATAATCTTGTCATTGATCAATTCATAACCCAAAGTGGTGTCACGGGTGCATCTTATGATCTAGGATCCGTAGTGGGTTCGGCGGGTTCAACCGGAAAGACTGGTGCTGGTGTAACTGGTGCAAGTCTAACTTCTGTTGTAAATGGCGGACAGACTTTAACATTCGTAGTTGAAACTATGGATGGATTTACCATAGGATTAACTGCTGGCACTATACCACAAGGTGGCGGCACTGGTGCGACTGGTGCGACCGGAGCAACGGGTATTGCAGGAGTCACTGCTGGATTGAAATTCTATCCAAATGCTGGTGGTTCTACCGTTGGAATTGATCCTACCGCAGTAATTCATATTGCTGGTATATCGTCAGACGGCGGTGCTACTTTTGGTGGTAATGTTAGAATACTATCAGACAAAAATATTATTCTTAACTCCACTGCCAGCATCAGAAATCCAGATTCAGTTCCCATGATAGTGGATCTTAAACCCGGCGGGGAAACGGGACAAGTCGCAATCGGTGATGTTAATGACGCAGGCAATGGTGTGCAAATCGTACTCAATGATGGTGAGAATAATATACAACTAATTTCTGATGACATTCAGATACTAAAACAATTATCACACAACACTGATCCTGACACAAAAATAACATTCCAGACAAACGAAGTCGGAATGTCCGCAGGTGGAGCAAACAATATTAGATTGAGTTCCACGGTCACACAGATAGGAACTCCCCTTCATGCTGTAGAGGGTGTATCTGCTGATAAAGGAATTACTTTCCCCGACTACACACACCAGACTACTGCTTTCACTGGAGCAACTGCGTATAAAGCAGGCGATGGAATAACACTCGATGTTGCAGGTGGAACTTTCTCAATTGATCCCACTGGTATTTTTGTTGAAAAGGTTTTTGATTTTGACGGCAACAATGATACAGGGATGGACATCAGTGTTGATAATACTATTTCTTTCTTGGCGGGCGGTTCCAATAGATTAGATATCACTAATCTAGACACTGTTTTTAATAGTGGAATCACTATCAGCGGAGGTGTTGGTATCGATGGAGATATTCTTTTCGCTGGTGCTGATTCTAATAGGATTAAGGTCAACGATACCACCGCACTCTTATTAGATCCAGAGAATGGTCTTGTTCGAGTCCTTACTTTCGGTCTACAAATACCCGACAGACTACAACACACAGACGACACCGATACTTTCCTTGGGTTTAAGACAAATGCAATTAATCTTAGTGCCGGTGGAGTTGTAGGAGTTACATTAGATGCATCTAGCATGTCAATCGGTGTAGGTACTTCTATTACTGGTGGAATGACTTTGGATGGTGTACTTAATCTACCCACCGGAGATTCAGACAACCCAGCGACCAGTATCAAGATTCCCACTGGCGGAAAAATTGTTAACCACCAGACAGACCCAGCATCGGTGTCACTTGCGACTAACACAGTTACACTGCAATCAAAAGGAACTGGATCTCCGGGCAGAGTGACGGTAGACAACAACAAGGTATTCATAGACAATGTTGTTCTGAAAACAGAGGAAGGTATCTCTATGGATGATGCTGGACTCACCTTCCCACTAGGTACGCATCAAATCGCTGCTGCGTATGGTGTTGGTGGCGGCGGCATTGGTTTCCACAGTTACTTTGATGGTGGAACTGGTACTACTCAGGTGGTCCAAGGTAGCAATACCAAACCCGGCAGATTTAAGTTTTCTTTCGGTGGTAACGGGAACGACAACGGGAGAGGTCAAACGGCAGCGACCGGTGATGCCCCCGGTTGGGTGAACGCATCCGCCGAACCATCGACCTATCCGTACTATTTCCATGTGAACGAATTCGCTGCTTCTCCTGTTGTGGGCGAAGAAGGTATCGGAAATCACATACCCAAACTCATGAATCTTTTGTATGGTGCTAGTGGTGCCACTGTACAAATTGGAGCAGGTCAGGGTGGAACTCATCTAGTTTCAATCGTTAAAATAACTCAACAGCAACCTGCTCATGTACACACAGGGTTCGCTAACTCGGATAAACCCCTTCCACATGAAGCATGGTTCGGTGTTAAATCAGGTGCTGGTGATTTCTCTGGGGATCTTGGGCAGGGTCCAAACCACACTGTACCCATCGTGCGAATCGATGAATCTGGTCCGGGAGTAAGAAGTAACTTCGATGGTAGATCTGGTGGTACTGGTGGTATCCAAGATGGTGACTTGTTCTACATTGATATCTTCCCAATCTTTGGTGGTGGCGACGGTGGCGGTGGTGGTCTGTCTGAAGTTGTCGGTTCATATGATGGACACATTGAATTCCCAAACAATGACACATATCACTTAGACTCAAGATTAATAAGAACCAGAACAATTAGTGAATTCTTTGCTAAGGTTGAACAAGGTGTGACCGGCGCAACTGCCGAATTGCATGGAGGTGGGACTTTAATTGCTGGTATTTCTCTTGGTGTAACGGGACACATAGCAGATAGTCTAAATGAACCAGAAATAAATCAAGGCGGAACATTGGAAATTAGAGTGAGCGGCGTAACCACCGGTTATCTGCATAAAGACTTTACATTCTCTGTTGGTTATGTACAGGGAGAATAACTATGAGTGATAAAAATTTTAGTGTGTTCCCGAACATTGTTCGTCAAGGATTGTTTTTCTGGGTCGATACCAATTATGACGCATCTGCTTGCACGGGCGATGTGGGTTCTGGTCATACTTGGGTAAACTTGGTTGGAACAACCTTTGTAAATCAAAGTGGTGAAATTAGAAATCATAATATGATATACGCCGGTGATGCTAGTGATCGAACGATCACTGGTGCTGAATTTGATGGTATCCCTACACATGGTTATTCTTTTGGTGGGGGTGGATCTGCGGATCAGAATTTTAGATCAGGAACTACGGGGACTGTTAATAATCTAACAGACTTCACAATAGAAATTTGGTCAAAACTAAAAGGACCGCTCGGCGTAAGTTGTGGCATGATTGCCGGTCAGGTTGATGTTTCTTCTACAAGCAGAAATGATACTGTTTTTGGTGTGCGTTATGCTCAAAGTAGTGGTCCTGCAAAATATCCCGATGGTGATGATGTTTCAAATATTATTATAGTGGGATTGGGAGACGGAAGTGCAGTACCCGGAACCCAAGAAGTAATACAATATGAATCAGCGGGCGAAGTCCAAAGCAACGAATGGCAACAAATTGTATATACATCCGGTGGACTTGACGTAGAATGTGGATCAATGGGATTCAGTGAACCAAGCACCTATTGGGGATTAACACATGGTGGTAAACTTTTTATTGACGGAGTGCAGGATGTGCCAAGTGGGAAAAAAGCATATGGGTGTGCCGCACTCAGTACAAAAGATCTCGAAAATGTTGCTGCCGATTTAAGAATTGGTGTCGGGGAATTAAGTGGATCAGATGCAGGAAAAAACTGGCATGGAGAGATTGGTTGTGTTAGAATCTATGACCGGTCGTTGAGTCAGGAAGAAATTGTACAAAACTATATCGGAACACACAGAAGATTTCCTGCTCCAATCCCCCAGAATATTCCGTATTATGATCGTAGCATCCAAAGACCCTTTGGCGATTTGATGGCATTTACTGAGGGAACATTGTCCTCATGGGTTGAAAATAACGGGTGGTGGAATGTTGATGATGGTGATGGTTGGACTTTCAATCATGCTGCCGGAGAATTTGTAAGATCATCATCGGTTCTTCGAGTTGATGATGATGCGGGAATAGGACAAATAAGAGTTGCTCTCGAACTGAACAATTATGATAGCGTCGATGCTTTTTATGCACTATACCCAAAATCGTTCTGCCGAGCGATTATAGGTAACAACTATTACTATTTACCGGTACAAGAGAGTCCGGCGAACGGAAGACAGTTTTTCTGGGAACCAGTTAATAGTCTGAACTGGACAAAAGAAAACATTAGAGATAACGGTAATTTTGGATGGAACCCAAATACATCAATACGAATTGAAATATGGTCAGGATAACACTTCATCTTGGTCAACAAAAAACCTAATTAGGAGATTGAATTGAATTTTTATAAAATGACTACACAAGCAGTCGCACCCAAAAAAGCGACTGCTGGTTCCGCTTGTTATGATTTATATTCTTGCGTTGGTCCTGATGGACTGACGATCAACCCCGGAGCAAGAATGGCAATACCCACCGGTATTGTTTTAGAAATTCCTGAGCATCATGTTGTAAAGGTATTTGCAAGATCTGGGTTATCATATAAAAAAGGAATAACATTGGCAAATTGTGTCGGGATTATCGATCACGACTACAGAGAAGAATTATATGTTTTGCTAAGAAACGATAGTTTAGAATCATATAAAATAGAACACGGAGAACGCATCGCACAAATGTTATTAGAAAAGATTTTAAACTATGAACTACTTGAAATTGACGCAAGACCTGCTATACTAGAGACTCGGGATGGCGGCATGGGCAGCACCGGTAAAAAATGAAAGGTATCAATGACACGCGACGAACTACTAGAGTTTCATGAACAACTCTGCAATGAAGGCAGAGATCTAATGAATTTAAAGAATAGAGATTATGCTGGCAATCATGGAACAGAACCATTTGCTAATTTTACTAGATGTGAGGCGATGGGTATATGTGACACTGAACATGGGTTTATGGTTCGCATCACCGACAAGATGAGTCGTTTGTCGTCATTCCTTGACTCCGGTAAGATGCATGTTGAAGATGAGAGTTTCAAGGATACAATTATTGATGTAATTAATTACATGGTTCTCCTTGCAGCATATACCAAGGAGAAGGATGATAATCAAGACGTAAGTAAAACTTCACCCGAGGACTGGTCGATTCAAACTGAACGAGGTCTCTATTGCAAGGATACCTGATATGGGTTTCTACACTAATGTTTCGCTGAGAGGGAACAAAGTTCTCTATCGCGGATTCCGAAAAGGTGAGCGGGTACAGGAGAGTGTGGACTACAATCCCACTCTCTTTGTCCCGTCCACAGAACCAACTAAATTTAAAACACTGGATGGTAATTGGGTCGAACCATTTCGTCCGGGGTCAATCCGAGATTGTCGAGATTTCATTAAGCAGTACGAAGGCGTTTCTGGTTTTGAGATCTATGGCAACAGCGATTATGTCTATCAATTCATTGGCGACCTTTTCAAAGAGGAAGTTGAGTATGACCCTTCGCTTGTTCGGATTGCTTACCTAGATATTGAGACGACATGTGAAAGAGGTTTCCCTGATGTTTCTAATCCAATTGAGCAAGTTACTGTTATTACCATTCGTGTATGTGGCGAAACTCATGTTTTTGGTCTTGGGGATTATACTATTGATGATACTGATGCCCATTGTCACCATTTTACTGATGAGTCAGATCTTCTTCGACAGTTTACACAAATTTGGAAAGACCTTGACCCAGACATCGTAACTGGATGGAACGTCAAGTTCTTCGACATTGCATATCTTTATTCTAGAATGCGTGAACTTATCGGAGAGAAAGAAGCAAACAAACTTTCTCCGTGGGGTTATGTTCGTGAACACACTGTCCGAACCCTACACGGTGAGAAACTCGCTTTTGATTTGACAGGTATTGCTACTCTAGATTATCTTGATCTGTATCAGACTTTCACTTATACCAATCAAGAATCATACAAACTAGATCACATCGCCTCAGTTGAACTTGGTGAAAGTAAGTTGTCGTATGATGAATACGATAGTATTTCAGATTTCTACAAGAAGGACTTTCCTAAGTTTGTTCAGTACAACTATCAAGATACTATACTAATCGAGAAACTCGAAGAGAAGATGAAACTTTTGGAACTCGCTCTTGCCTTGGCATACACTGCAAAGGTGAATCTTGTTGATGTCTTCTCTCAGGTTCGTACATGGGACCAGATCATTTACCATCATCTGCGATCTGAAGGAACCGTTATCCCACTGAAGAAGCACGGTTCTAAGAGTGAACAATATGCCGGTGCGTATGTTAAAGAACCAATTACAGGGATGCATGACTGGGTTCTGTCCTTTGACTTGAACAGTCTATATCCCCACCTCATCATGCAATACAATATCAGTCCCGAAACGAAAGTTGATCCGGGCGAGGATTCGTTTGGTATTGGGGTGGATAATATTCTAAAGACATCACCAGAAACATATCATGAAGGATGTCACAAGAAACTTGAGAAGTTCAAGTCGATGGGTTATTCTGTCGCGGCGAGTGGAACCTGCTACCGAAAAGATGTTCAAGGATTCCTTCCTGCACTGATGGAAAAGATGTACAAAGAACGTAAGTTGTACAAGAAGAAGATGATTGATTGTCAGAAGCGTCAGCAGGCGGGTGAGTCTGGGTTGGAAAATGAAATTGCCAAGTACAATAACTTTCAGTTGGTTCGTAAGATTCAATTGAACTCTGCTTATGGTGCTATTGGTAATCAATGGTTCCGGTACTATGATGTTGACCTAGCGACCTCGATCACACTTTCGGGACAGTTGGCAATCAGGTGGATTGCTGATAAATTGAATGAGTTTTTAAACAAGACAGTTGGTACTGAAGATTATGATTATGTTGTGGCATCTGATACAGATAGTGTCTATTTGCGTTGTGGGAATCTTGTGGATAAAGTATGTGGGGGTAAGTCCAAGTCGGAGGTGGTTACATTCCTCGACAAAGCAGCAGAAGAAATAATTCTTCCGTTCATCAAGAAGCAGTATGATACACTAGCAGAAATGACCAATGCGTATGAAAACAAAATGGTCATGGAGCGAGAGTGTATTGCAGACAAAGCGATCTGGACTGCCAAGAAAAGATACATGATGAATGTCCACGACTCAGAGGGAATTCGATACACCGAACCCAAAATGAAAATCATGGGCATTGAGACAACACGATCCTCGACCCCACAGATCGTGAGAGAAAAACTAAAGAAGGCGATTAATATGATCATGACCGGAACGGAAGATGAACTCATTGAATTTGTCAGTGACTTCCGATCTGAATTCATGAAACTACCTGTGGAAAATGTTGCTTTCCCTCGAAGTTGTAACAATATGAAAAAGTATCGAGACGGAACTAGTATTTGGAAAAAATCTACTCCCATTGCCGTGAAGGGTGCGTTGGTATACAACCACTTTATCAAGGAGATGGGTATAGAATCAAAGTACGTCTCGATTCAGGAGGGCGATAAGATTAAATTCGTAAACCTCAAGGACGAAAATCCTTTTGGATGTAATGTAGTTTCATTCTCCTCGTCCGCCCCCAAAGAATTTGAACTAGAAAAGTATGCTAATTATAAAAAACAATTTGAGTCATCCTTTATTGATCCTTTATCAGTAATATTGTCTCATACAGATTGGCACTACGAAAGAAAGGCAGTGTTATTTTGACTTCTAAACTATTAGAACTTGACGAACATCATATAGATGCTATAATTGATCTCGCAGATGATGAGATCAACCTGTTAAATGTTAAAATTGCAGAAGCAGTTAAAGACTCATATTGCAGATATGAAACAATGGAAAAACTAAGCAATCGACGAAATGGATTGATTGCTCTAATTGATTTGCTAAAGGATAATACATAATGAATATTCATGATTTGGTTAAGGCGACGGGAAACGAACACGCAGGTATTGCGGAGGAAGGACTAGTTTCAGATGTTAGATCTTTTATTAATACTGGGTCTTATTGCTTCAATGCACTTTTATCAGGAAGTCTTTACGGGGGTCTGCCGGATAACAAGATCACGGCGTTGGCAGGCGAGTCCGCTACGGGCAAGACATTCTTTGCTCTTGGAATCGTGCATAAGTTTCTTAGCGACAATCCTGATGCTAATGTGCTTTATTTTGACACTGAATATGCTATTACCTCAAACATGGTTCGAGAACGAGGGATTGACCCAAAGCGTATTGCCATCATTCCTGTCGGAACCGTAGAAGAGTTTCGTCATCAGGTGCTTTCAGTTGTCAATTCTTATGGTGAGCAAAAGAAATCTGAAAAGAAACCATTGCTTATTGTACTCGATTCATTGGGCATGTTGTCTACGCTGAAAGAAGTGACAGATACAGCGGATGGTAAGACAACGCGAGACATGACCCGTGCCCAAATTGTAAAATCTACTTTCCGAACCCTAACGCTGAAGTTGGGTCAAGTGGGAATTCCAATGATTCTTACAAACCACACATATGATGTTATTGGTTCTATGTTCCCCCAAAAGGAAATGGGTGGGGGTTCTGGTCTTAAGTACGCAGCATCCACCATCATCTATCTTTCAAAGAAGAAGGTGAAGGAAGGAACAGATGTGATTGGTAACATCGTTCATTGTAAACTTTACAAGTCTCGTATTACTAAAGAAAATTCTATGGTCGATGTCATGTTGAATTATGACACTGGACTGCATCCATATTACGGTCTCGTAGATCTTGCAGTAGAAAATGAGATCTTTGAAAAGTTGGGTACTCGTATCCAAGTTGCTGATGGGACCAAAGTTTACGAAAAGCAAATTTATCGTGATCCTGAAAAGTATTTTACTGAAGAGGTCATGAATAAGATCGAAGCGTGTGTTGGTAAGAAATTTAAGTATGGATCTTCCATCGAAGAGGAAACAGATGACACCGAACTACCAGATAGTTGAGGGTCGAGATACTGGTGCAACTGCCGTTCAACTTCTTGATTCTGAATATGAAGGAATTATTGTCATGTTTGGCAAAGTTGGTATCCATGAAGTCGATGATCATGCTGAATTAGCATTTGATTATGATCTTATTAAAGGTGAACTTCCTGAAGATTCTTCTGGACTTGAGGAGACACTTGGTGATATACTAGTAGACATTCTCGAAAACCGATTGGACGAAGCGGAGTTTCTTACCAATGCAAACGACTGAAAAGATTATTCTCAGAAACCTCATGCGTGATGAAGATTTTTCACGCAGAGTCATCCCTTTCTTGAAAGATGATTATTTCAAGACCAGATCAGACAAGACTGTCTTTGATATGATTCGTGAACATATATCAAAGTATAATGCACTCCCAACATCTGATATTCTAATGATTGGTATCGATGAGAAGTCAAATCTCAGCGAACAGGATTATAAGAATTGTGTTGCATTGATCGAAGATCTCGGAGAAGATAAAGAAGCAGTTGATCCAGAATGGTTGCTTGATAAGACAGAAGACTTTTGTAAAGATCGAGCGATCTACAATGCAATCTTAGAATCAATTGAAATCATTGATGGTAAGTCCAAGACAAAGACAAAGAATTGTCTTCCAGAAATTCTATCAGACGCACTTGCTGTTTCGTTCGATGAACACATTGGTCACGATTATGAGGGTGATGCGGACGACCGTTTTGATTTCTATCACAGAGTAGAATCAAAAATGCCTTTCGATCTGGAGTTCTTCAACTTGATCACCAATGGTGGTGTTCCAAACAAAACATTGAATATCATTCTTGCTGGTACTGGTGTGGGTAAGTCACTATACATGTGTCACCATGCCGCTTCCTGTTATGCCGCAAATAAAAATGTTCTATACATTACATGTGAGATGGCAGAAGAGCGAATCGCAGAACGTATCGATGCTAATCTTATGGACATTACTCTTGATGAATTGAAGATTCTTCCTAAAGGATCTTATGAAAAGAAGATCGGTCGCGTAACAGAAAATATCCAATCCAAAATGATTGTGAAAGAGTATCCAACGGCAACTGCAAATGTTCAACACTTTCGTATTCTTCTCGAAGAACTGAAACTGAAAAAGAACTTTGTTCCAGATGTGATCTTCATTGACTACCTAAATATCTGTGCATCCAGTCGGTACAAGGCAGGAAGTAACGTAAATTCGTACACAGTAATTAAGGCAATCGCAGAGGAGTTGCGTGGACTTGCAGTGGAAAAGAATGTCCCTATCTTTTCTGCGACTCAAACAAACAGAACAGGGTTCAACAGTAGCGATGTTGGTCTGGAGGACACATCAGAATCGTTTGGTCTTCCAGCAACCGCTGACTTTATGTTCGCACTAATTTCAACAGAAGAATTAGAAGAACAGGGACAACTACTTGTAAAGCAACTGAAGAATCGTTATAATGATGTCTTCGCAAACAAGAAGTTTGTAGTGGGAATCAACAGAGGGAAGATGAAACTTTTTGATGTTGATAACTCAGAAGTGAATCTACTAGGAAGCAACCAAGGCGAAACAGATATGACCGCTGGTGTTGGATTTGATGGTAGAAATTTTGATGAAAAGTTTAAGTCTAACTCAGACAAAATAAGGCAATTAAAGGTACTATGAATAACAACTATAAGAAACCATATCAGAAGCGAGAGTTTCCCAAGAGGAAACCAGAACGAATGAGTCGTGAGTGGCAAGAAGAATACCGTCTATGGTATGAAAACACAAAGCGTGACCACTGGAATCGAAAGTTCCGTGAACTAAACAAGAAAAACCGTAGAACCAGAAACAGCAGATGACAGTTTACGTTGATAAGAAATTTGTTGAGTTTGTTTCAAGTTCACTCGACAAGTTCTCTTGGAAAAAAGATAACCTTGCAAACTGTAGGTGTCCACTCTGTGGAGACTCACAGAAGAACAAGAATAAGTGTAGAGGA